TTTTTTTTAGTTAAATTTTCTTGTTTTAATCTTAAGCTTTGAAGAGTCAACACCGTTAATAGCTTTTACCTTTATCCCGTTAACAAAAACAGATCCACTAGCGTTTTGCCTAGGTTCTGTTGTTATGTTTTGAGATTTAGCCATAATACTTTTTACCGTATCGGATTTTCCTTGCTCGTAAAAATGCTGCGCTATGGTATCAGCGTTCCTAGCTGCGTATAAAGCCTTGTGATAACCTTTAGCATCAGATATGTTTCCGTCTTTATCAAGGAACTTCCCGATGAACGTAGTTATATCAGACTGTGCTTCTACCACTTCGTTAACATTTTTTACTCCATACCTAAACTTTTTTTCTCCGACATTGAAATCAAAACCTTTGAAATCGTCATTTAGTAAGTTTTTAGTTTTTTGTAAAAAAATATTATGCTTTTCAACTGTAGCTTGTTGATCTTCGTTGAATCTGTTAAAAAAGTCAACTGCTTTTTGTTGGTCCTGAGTTACGCCTGGTCTCAACTTGATCTCATCGTAGTATTTACTCTTGGTGTCCTCTAAAAAGCCTTTAGCTTTTGCAACTTCTTCTTTAAACGCAATTTTTGTTTTGCGTATTTCTCTATCATCATCTAGCTCTTCGTCGTATGAAAAGTCTTCTAGAATGATTTTTATATCCTCAGCATCTAAGTGAGGTTTTGTTTTCTTGTAATATTCTTCTAACAAAGTCTGCTCATTAATGCTTGAGTAATCAGCATTTAATCTAACATAGTCTTCTATAGTGCTACCAGGTACTTCTTTCATAAAGTTAACTAGTTTTTCTATATTTTCAGGTAGCTCAATATTACTCTGCGTTATTGCATCTTGAACAACAGTTTGCGTGTCAACAATTGAATCAGGTTCGTCTGTTATTTCTTGAATTACAGAATCAATTTCTTCTACAGTGTCGTCGTTTACTACCACTACATTTTCATCTACAACAGAATCTACTATTGGCTCTGGTAAAATTGCATCGCTTGTTTTTACAGTAACTTTAGTTACACTATCTAAAACCTCTCCCTGCGCAGCGGGTTCCGTGTTTGGTATTTCAACTTTAGTTATTTCATTTTTTTTACCTAAGTTTTTAGGTTTTTTAGGTTTACTTTTAATTTTAAAGTCACCTTCTTGTTTTACTTCCATAATATAATATAATTAAATAGTTACTGTTTATATAGCGTCAAAACCACCTAAGCCAAAACCTCCAAGATCATCGTTTCCAGATGATTCAAAGTTTTTTGGCATAGAGTCGTTTTTTCTTTGATCAATCAACTCTGATTGTTGAGTCGCTTGTATTTTTGTTCTATCGTCTTTACGATCTTCTTTTTTCATTTCCCTACCAGAGTCTTCATTTGCCTTTATCTGAGCTAGCTTCATGTTGTAACTAAACTCTTCAGCCATCAATTGCTTCTTTATCTCTGCTTCCTGCTGTAATAAATTTATTTTAAATTGAGACTTACCTTGTTCTATTTGAAGAGTGGTCTCTGCTAAAGCTTGTTGCTTTTGCATTTCAACTAAAGCTGCTTTTTCGTTTGTTTCAGAGTTTGCTTGTGCTTGAGCCTGTATATTAGCTTGCTGAACCTGTTGAGCTAGTTTTGCTCTTTGTCTTTTCTTTTGCTTTATTATTTGATTAGCTAGCTTAATGTTAGATATTTGTTGTAAATCTAAAACATCATCTAAATCAATGCTACCAGTTTGTAGTGCTATTTGTATATTCCTTTCTAATTGCGCTTTATCTTCCTCTTCAGGTTCTAATTCTAAGAAGATACCAAACTCATGCATGTTAAGGTACTGCATTTGTTCTAATGTACCAACATTAAAAGTATTTATAGAATTCATTAAAGCATTTTTGGTTAAAGGAAAACTTAACATATCAGCAACCCTTAGACTTATATTCTCACATGTTCTAACAGTTATGTACATTAATGATTGTAGTATGTGTTTAGTTGCAACATTAGAATTTGCTGCTGCTAATTTCTGTAAACCTACTAAAGAATCTTTTGCAGGCGCACTACCATCTCTAGCTTCGTTTAAGCCAGTTACATCTCTTATCATTTGTATGTAGTATTGATAAGTCTGTATTAACGCTTGTATTTTGTTTATACCAGATGAAGAATTCAATTCTTGTATAGGAACTTTGGCGGCATTTAAGTCGCCGTCTTGAGTTAATGACCTACCAACTATACTACCTGTTTGGAAATACATGTTTAATGCTTCCTGAGGATTATAACTTGTACCATTACCTAGATCTACTTCTGCTAATCCATCAACATCCACAAAAACACCGTCAGGTACCATCTTAGATAATACTTGCTGTATTTTTAAATGTGTTATCTGTATCATGTCAGCGAAACCAATACACTTGCTAACTAAACTATCTATTCTACCCTTGTACATTCTAGGTGCTGAGATAGAGTAATTCATTTCAACCTTAGTTTGATCACTATAAGGCCTTGTCATGTTTTCAGCTAATTCCCATTTCAGCATTTTATCTTGACCTAGTATTTTAGCTCCACTATATAAAACCTCTATAGACCTACTAACTCTTTTAAAGTTGTCATTTTCAGGTGGATTAAAACTATCATCTTTTTCTAGCGACTTTTCTAAACCCTGGTCTGTTTCTTTTATTTTAAACACTTGGTTGGAATATGTCTTGTACTCGAAATATAACACCTGCACTTGATCGTAGTTATCGTCTTGACCATTATACTGTCTAGTATAATTACTATCACCAGGTTGTTTTTCTATTTCTTTAAGATCTTCGTCTGTCAAATCCGAAAACTGCTTTTTAAGTTCTTGTAAGGATATGCTTTTAACTTCTCCAACGTAATATACATCTTCGAAATTAGGGTCTTCAGTGTAAGAGTATATTAGATTCGCTGGGTCTACGTATTTAACTTTAACGCCTTCTGATAAATTAAAATCTGTTTTAGTACAACCTATTCCTAGTACGGTTAAATCCTGAGCAACTCTTTTCTTTATCTCAGTATATCTATTAAAATCCAGTATGTTGTTTATAACTTCTTCTTCGGCTATTTCTACAGCTTGTTTGTAGTTTAGCTGCATGTGAAGTTCTAGCTCTTCTTTATTCTCTGGTAAATCTTGTTCGTCTACATTTGTAGATCTTACGTTTACACCTAGTTCCTGTTCTGCTTCTAGTATTAAATCTCTAGCGAAAGCGTCTCTAGCTAAAGCCTCTGTATAGTCTGTTCTATGTTTTAAAGCTACGGGGTCTGTTGCAAAAGATTTTATCTCATATCCTTTATCTGTCATACCGTTCGTGACTATATCAACAAACTTAGACAACACTGCAACAGGTTGCCAATCTAAGTTTAAATAAGATAAATCGCCATTAGTAGACATTTCATCCTTATATTTTTGTACAGACTGTTCACCTCTAGCGTATAACCTTAACCTATGAAAGTTTTGCCAATTACTACCAAATCTCCCACTACCACCACCAGCGCCACGATCTCCTCTAAACCATTCGTTTTCAATAGCTCTTCCTATTTCGTAACCATAATCATAGCTCTGCTTTTCTGCATCCGGTACTACCTGACTTGGAAAGGTGCTGTTTACGCTTTTGTAAATCATTTATTTTATTATTTTTGAAATGTGTCCTTTATTATCATACTTTCCAAAAGATAGAGAAACATTTTGTTTGCTTTGCCTATATATTGGTGTGTATTTATTTTTGTTGCAAGCCATTATTGCTAGACCAGAACTTATAGTTGCATCAAACTTAGTTCTATTGTTTATATCAAATCTCGCCCAATCATCTAGTGTTCTTTGAAAATAAACATTTCCGTAACCTCTTTCTGTCGCACCAACAAAATCGTTTATGTAAGATTCTACAGCTGCTGCATGTGCTTGTTTTATATCTTCACTAGAGTTTGGTATTCCACCAATTTCTTTTTCTGTTGTAGATAATTTATTATATACTTTATCTGGTCTGTTTATTGAAAAACCTCTATAACCTCTTCTCTTAAAATAGTACAAAAGTCTTGGTTTGTTGTTCTCAGCTAATATTGGCATGCCATAAAATACACAAGCCATTAACACATCTTCAAAAAATATTTCAGCTGTTTGAGGTCTAGCTATATATTCTAAAAAAAACATATTAGGTGGAGCATCTTCCATGCTAAACTTAGTTAAACCGTGTAAAGCTCCATTAGAGCCTCTAGAATCAACAGTACCTGATATATCGTAACTATCACAACCAAAAGCTCCCATGTGTTCGTTACCTGGGTGTTTTCCATTGTTTTTTAGTATGACTCTATTTTGTAGTTCTATAGGCGGAATCCAAGAAACTAAAAACCTACCGTCTTTGTTTGGTGTAAAAACAACTCTTGAGTCTTTAACTCCATTCTCCCAATGAAAACTACCTCTTGTAACCATTTTAGAGTTGTTTAAGTCTTCGTTGTAATCTATTTGTTGATATATTTTAGTAAGATTAAATAGTGACATTTTAGCCTCGTCCCTAAAAGCGTGTTTTTCTGTTCTAGGAAACTGACGATAATACTCGTTTAAACCGTCTTGATCGTCTTTTAATCCATCTACTTCGTTTTTCCAGTGATCAATAACACCGTACTCTATAACTTCTCCGCTTGTATCTTTTACTTCTTTTTTTGGGTTATCGAATACAGGTAGCCCATGAGAATCAATGAACCCTTCGTAGTTCCATTCCATAGGTATGAACAAAGAATATAGTCCTGAGCTAGTCTGCCCATTGCGGTTTCTTTTCGTAACGTCTGAAGCATAATATAATTTCTTGAAATTTTTACCACCTTTATCTAAAGCATTTGATGTTGATCCCATCATACACTTACCAACTATTTTACTACCTAATCTTAAACAGGTTTTAGTTACTCTCCAGTTATTTAAAATATTATCTGGTCTTTCCCACTTACCACTTTCATCGTGAGCTAGTAGTTTTAACTTTTCACCATCATAAGAGTTGTCTCCCGTGTTCTTCCAGTCAATAGTAGTATCTAAGCCATCTATTTCCTCCTCTATATCTCCTTCATTTAATTTTTTCCTAGTAAGTCTAGAGGCTGGAACTCTATAAGCTAACTCTGTCTTTGGTCTATCCATACCATCTTGTATGGGTTTAAAAAAGAAAGGGTAGTTGATAGATATAGGTACAACCTTATCTGTAAACATTTTCTTAGCATCACTACCTGACTTTGATAATATACCAAATCTAGAATCCGTAGACATCGTGGCTTGATTTACAATCTCACTTGATGACATAAATGAAAAACCAGAACGTCTGTTTTTTAAATAACACATTCCATAACATCTCGCGTCAACCTTACAAGCTTCCCAAAATAAAAAAAATACTCTATTTGACTCTCTGTAATCAGCAGCTCCAATATCTATTTTAGACCATTGAAGATACATATAATGAGTACCAGTTATATAAGTTGGTTTACCATTATTGTAAAACCAAAAACCTTCTTCTCGTTTCTTAAACTCATTATCTATATAGTTATACCATTTCTTTTGAAAATCAGAAGGGTATTTATTCCACTCAAAAACACTTTTTATTTTAGACAACTCTTTTGGGTAATCTAATCTACTCCAAGACTGCTCCTCTTTTAATTTTGAGTTCTTGAAAACATCTTTAGGTACACATGGTAGAGCTATCTTTAAATTCTGTATCTCTAATATGTCTCCTATAGTGCCGTCGTTGCTTACAACAACCATATCATACTCCTTGTTGTAACCTTGAGTCCATTTCTTATACCTGTTCTGTCTTTTTATTATTGCAGGTTTTATATGGTCTTTTACTATTTTTACTAATGTTTGCTCGTACATTACCTAGATCTACCTTCTGCAAAGCCTTTGAAGCTTTTTGATTCATCCTCACTTGGCTTGTCTTCCAGTAGCTTTTCTTCTGCTTCTATTCTGCTCAATATTTCAAAAGCATCGAATATAGCTAGTTTTTTAGTTGCGGCAGCATTTTTAAGTCTGTCAGCTGAAATATCATCATCTGAGTCTACGATCTTTTCTTTAGCTACCTTTATTAATTCCTCAACTGCTTTTTGCCCAGCTTGGATTATATTCTTTTTCGTCTCCTTTATAGTCATGTTTCAATAAAATATCATTTGATTCCATACAGTACATTCGTTGGTTATCTACTATAAACTCAAATTCTCTGTTATCTTTGTAGCTAACTAAGTCGCCCTCGTTTATTTTAAGAGCTTCTAAAGAACTATTACCAATCTTTAGTATACCAACACATTTTCTCTCTTTATCTAATGAGAATTGATCTGTATTCTCTATTGGTGCTATAAAACACCTTTCACCAATACTTTTCCAACTATCTTTGTTCTTGCACAAGTACATCTGATCTGGTTGGCAAAAGTACATATTATCTTTAAAAAGCTTACTACTGTCCACAGCTTTACCTTTTTGATTATAATATCTTCTAAATATATTGTGGTGTATTAAAACAATATCACCAACTTTAATTTCAGTTTTAAAAGCTGTAGGTACAGCTATTACCTCCGCTACTCTGCTTATAAATTTAAAGTTTTCTATACTAGAATTTATAGTTAGTTTTTTATCACCAACTTTTATATCGTTGTCATATCTTCCTTTTATAGGCTTTACTATAAAGTCAAAAACACTTCTCATTAATATTCTAAATCATATTCAATAGAGATAGCCATGTTAGAATTAAACTTCTTCCATGGCATTACCTCGTTATTTTTTTTGATATATATATTATAAGATGAATCAGACTCGCTGTGAAGTATATCACATATTTCATGTCCTCCGTATACTTTTTGAGTAAGAGAATAGTGCATCGCTTCGTTCTTGTAGTCAGAACCTATACTTATTTTTCTTATAATGTTAGACACGTTAGTTATCTAAAGGTTTTGCTTCTTGCTCTATACTAGTGAAACTACCGTCTGTTAGATTTATATTAATAGCACCGTATTTTCCTTCGAGTTTTGACTTATTTTCTTCAACCTCTTTGTTTTGCTCTGCTAAATCATGTAGCAACGAATGCTTTTGTGCTTCCAATATACCTATTTGAGATACAGCTGTGTTTAGTTTTTGTTGCAACTCTACTACTAATTCTAATTCTTTTTTCGTGATCTTGTTTTCCATTTGATTTAATTTAATTGTTTTCATTTATTTATTATTACCTGATTTTATATTTTTTT